GAATGGCAAAACAAAGGTTTAAATCTTTGGTCAATAGAACAGAACTCGCAAACATTGACTGCGGGCACTAGCAGTTATGCATTGCCTAGCACAGCATTAGATGTGGTAGATGCATTTATAAGAACAGATTCTGGCGATGTAAATAAACAGTTCGATCAAAGGCTTAGAAGAATATCTAGAACAGAATATAATCATCAAGCAACAAAGTTGAATCAATCAAAACCAACACAATTTTTTGTTGATAAAAATGTTGGTGCATCTAATATTGTTTTATGGTCTACACCTGATAGTAGAGATACATATACATTAGTATATGATTTCATTAGCAGAGTTGAAGATGCTGGTAATCCAGCTTCTAATAATGCTGATGTGCCTACTAGATATTTACCATGTTTAACATATGCTTTAGCTTATAACATATGCACAAAAAATGATGAAGCTATCGCAAGAGCACCAATATTAAAACAAAGATACGATCAACTTTGGAATGAGGTCAGTGAAGCTGATAGAGAAAGAGCACCAGTAAGATTTGTGCCTGATTTAGTACAAGGTCGATATTAATATGTCCTATGCAAGAGCTTCTAAAGCATTAGGAGAATGTGATAGATGTGGTTTTACTTTTAAGCTAAATGATCTGCGATATGAAGTTACAGATAAAATTCGTAATGGTTTAAGAGTTTGTAGTGATTGTTTTGACGAAGATCATCCTCAGCTACATATAGGTGATGTTGATGCATCTGATGTTCAATCTCTTTTTGATCCTAGAGTTGATAAGGGTGAAAAAGATTCAACAAAATATTTTTCTTTTAATCCTATCGGTGGAGGCTCAAGTATATTTGGGTCAAGCACTATGGGTCTTAAAATGACAGGTGATGTCGGTAAATTAACAGTGAGCACAGAATGAGTTGGACATTTACAACATTAAAATCAGCTATACAAGATTATACTGAAAACACAGAAACAACATTTGTAAGCAATCTTACAAATATTATAGTGCAAGCAGAAAACAGAATTATTAAATCAGTTGAGCTTCCTAATTTTAGAAAAAATGTTACTGCGTCTTTGACAACAAGTAATTCTTATTTAGCTACACCAGACGATTATCTATATCCATATTCTTTAGCGGTAATTGATAGTGACAATAACTACAATTATCTTTTAAATAAAGACGTTAATTTTATAAGAGAAGCTTTTCCAGCATCGGCTACAACTGGTGTTCCTAAATATTATGGTCAATTTGACGATGATTTTTTTATAGTAGCCCCAACGCCTAGCTCAACATTTACGGTAGAGCTTCATTATTTTTACATACCAGAGTCAATAACAGCATCATCTGATGGCACTTCTTGGCTTGGTACTAATGCCTCTGAAGTATTGCTTTATGCTAGCCTAGTAGAAGCGTATACTTTTATGAAGGGAGAGGCAGATATATTATCTGATTACGATAAAAGATTTAAAGAAGCTCTTGGTAAATTAACCCTAGAGTCAGATAGCTATAATAGAAAAGATGCGTACAGGAGTGGTCAAAGAAGAATCAATGCTTAGTCAGCTTTCCATAGAAGAACTAGAAGGCAAGGATGTTGCAGTAGTTGCTATGGGTCAAAGTCAGATAGATTTTCATTTATCTCAGACTCACAGTATATGGTTTGATGAAGTTTGGGCAATAAATGCAATGATAGGTGTTTTACCTAATATAAGCAGAGCTTTTATTCTTGACCCAATGAGTCGTTTTTTAGATACAGAAGATGCTGGTAGCATGACAGGAATGATGCGGGCTAAATTGCCTGAAGTTAATTTTCCGATATACACATGCGAATTAGACGAAAGAGTTCCTTATGCAATAGAATATCCTTTGGATAAAATAGTTTCCTCTTTAGGGTGTTCTTACTTTAACAATACAGTTGCTTATGCTATAGCATTTGCTTTGTGGGCAAAAGTTGGAAAGCTTTCTATATTTGGTGTTGATTTTACTTATAGATCGAATATGCATTTTGCAGAGGCTGGAAGAGGATGTGTTGAGTTCTGGATTTCCAAATGCATAGATGCAGGAATGAAAATAGCTGTTGCTCCTAGATCATCATTGATAGATACTGATATAGATATAAAAGAAAAACTATATGGTTATCATAGACTTGATGATCCTAAAATTACTTATCAAGACAAAGATGGAACAATTAAAGTATGTAACTGGTCAGAAGTAGAAAAAGAAGAAAAACAAAAACCAGTTGGTATAATAAATAGAAAAGATTTAACACCAGTAGAGCCAGATAAATACTAATGCAAACAGATAAATTTGAAATATCAATAGGTGACGTAGGAGTACAAACTACTCAAAACAGAGGTCACAGCATTGAAGAAATAGCAGAAATGGCTACAAAAAAATTAATTTCTGTTAGCGATGGGGCTGATCCTATGGTTAAAGCTCAAGCATATGCATTTAGAAATAAGTGTAAAATGATAATTGCTTACTATGTAAAAGAAGGTATTAAAAACCATCTTTGCACAGTATGTAATGAATTAGAAAAACAAGGTCATAAAGAACTAGCAAATATAATAAGGAGGCTGTAATGGCTATAACTCAAGCTATGTGTACCAGCTTTAAAAAAGAGCTTTTAGAAGGAGTACACAATTTTAAAAACTCTGGAGGCAATACATTTAGATTGGCGCTATATACTAGCTCTGCTACCATGTCTGCTGCCACAACAGCGTACACAACAACCAATGAAGCAAGCGGTACAAATTACACCGCAAAAGGTAACTCGCTGACTCGTGTTGATCCATCGACATCTGGAACGACTGCGTTAACTGATTTTGCAGATTTAACTTTTGGTACAGCTACCGTAACTGCAAGGGGTTGTATGATTTATAATGATTCAGCATCGGGTGATCCAGCAGTCGCTGTATTTGATTTCGGTGGTGATAAAACATCAACTGCTGGTTCATTTACAATCACATTTCCAACTGCTGATGCATCAAACGCTGTCATAAGAATAGCATAGGAATTTAAGTGTCAGCAGGATGGGGTCGCAGTACATGGGGAAGTGGTGCTTGGGGGGAAGCTGTTGCTGTAAACATATCAGTCAGTCTCACAGGCATATCTGGTACAACATCATTAGGTAACGAATCAAGTGTAACTGGCGATGCCAACGTAACGGAAACAGGTGTAGTAGGCACATCTGCACTAAACTCTTTAGTAACTTCTGGCGATGCTAATGTAGTAGAAACAGGTGTAGTAGGAACATCAGCAGTAAATTCTTTATCTGCTTCTGGTATAGCAATAACAGGAGTATCAGGAACTGCATCAACAATAGGACTAGGTGATGAAACAGTTTCTTGCGATGCAAATACTGCTTGTACTGGAATTGTAGGGACTAGTGGTTTAGGCACGTTAGGTTTAGTTACTAACAACATTTTATCAATAACTGGTTTAGTAGGTACATCTGCTTTAGGCTCGGTAACAGTAACAGCAGATTCAAATACATCTTTAACAGGTATTTTAGGAACAGGTGCAACATCAAATTTATTTATATGGGGAGATGTTGTTCCGGGTCAAACAGCAAGCTATTCTGAAGTATCTCCAAATCAAACAACAACTATTACTGAAGTGTCTCCTAGCCAAACAGCTAATTGGGAAGATATTGCAGCATAATGATATAATTTAATACAGGAAATATTATGGCAAGTACATACGTCAATGACTTACGACTCAATGAAATGGCTACAGGTGACGAGTCAGGAAATTGGGGAAATGTTACAAATACAAACTTAGAATTGGTGGCTGAAGCTTTTGGTTTCGGAACTGAAGCTATTACAACCAATGCTGATACACACACTACTACAATAGCCGATGGTGCAACTGATCCCGGTCGCGCTATTTTTATAAAATACACTGGCACATTAGATTCAGCTTGCACGATTACGATAGCACCTAATACTATTAATAGGTTGCATTTTATTGAAAACGGAACAAGTGGCTCTCAAAACATAATTATTTCTCAAGGAAGCGGAGCAAATGTAACCATACCTCCGGGCGATGTAAAAGTAGTCTATATAGATGGTGCTGGTAGTGGCGCTGCTGTAGTAGATGCGTTTGCAAGTTTGTCTACAGTTGATCTTAAAGTACAAGATGATTTGACCGTAACAGACGATGCAACAATTGGTGGCACTTTAGGTGTTACAGGTATTCTCACTTGCACAGATGACATCATCATTGGTGATGGAAAAACGATAGGTTCTGCATCTGATGTAGATGCAATGACCATAGCAGCCAACGGTCAAATAACATTAACACAAACATTGATCGGTACAGCTTTAGATATATCAGGCGATATTGATATTGATGGAACATCTAATCTTGATGTCGTGGATATTGATGGTGCGGTTGATATGGCTTCTACTTTAGGTGTTACCGGAGTGGTTACAGCCAACGCTGGTGTAGTAATTGACAATATAACAATTGATGGCAATGCAATAACAAGTACTAATACAAATGGGAATATTGATTTAACTCCTGCAGGTACAGGTGAAGTAAATATTACCAAAGTAGATATTGATGCTGGTGCTATTGACGGTGTAACTATCGGTACTAATAGTGCTGTAACGGAATTACAAGTAGATAATATTAATATTAACGGTAATGCTATCACATCAACTGATAGCAATGGTAACATTGCATTAACTCCAAATGGTACGGGAGATGTACAGTTAGACGCAGATACAGTCCGTATGGGAGATAACAACTCTAATGTAACTATTACTACACAAGGTACAGGTGATTTAATATTAAATACCAATGCAGGAACAAACTCTGGAAGTATAACTATAGCTGATGGTGCTAATG